TTTAGATAAGTGCGATTTTGAGTTTATGTCTTCCTGTAGGATGCCAAGTTGCTGATATCCCCGAAAACTGCACTTTTTACAACCGGCCCCCATGCAGTCGCAAGGTCTTCCTTCGATTGCATAAATAACTTCTTGGTGCCGCTTGTTGAATCGATCCGCGATTACTCTGCTGCTGACAACAGCGTGGTCTTTGCGCTCGAAAATCATAAGATCGTTTTTCATGATGTAACTCCTTTATATAATGTGTTGCGGCTGTGGAAAATGAGCCGCATTTATAGGACCGGGATGTGCTGCGGAGAATGCTGGTGTATGCGGAGCATGGGGAGGGGAGTCATAGCCATGACAGCATGTGCAAATAAGAAATGGAGAATCTGGTATGGACCACGAAAAAATAAGTCAAGTTGTTGAAGATGCCGTTTTGTCTGCTTTCAAGGAGAATCAGGAATATGTAACGAGAGGTCTTGCTGAAGGTCTGGATTGGGAGGACGGCTGGGAAAAAACACTTAGCCTGGCCCTTTTCAATGCAGTCCATGTATCTACGCGGCTGTCTGTGCAAATGACCCTCACTATTCTTTATGAGACTGGCGTTCTTGAGCCTTCCGAAAATATGGAGACACTTCCAAAATTAACGGTGATACGCGGCGGGGCTGATCCTGTAAAGCCTGAGAAATCGCCTGAGAAATAAGCGTCTCTGGTTTTTCTGCCATAGTTTACCTTCCTTTTATGATATATCCAGCCCGCCCCCGATGGGGGCGACTTTCTTATGCCGCCAGAGCAAAACCGCTATCCAGCGCCAGCGCCGCCACCTGCAGGACCTTTACCTTCACATTCTGAAACGCCTGATGATATTCCGTATGATTGCCGATCTCATGAATGATCGCTCTGCCGATCACGCGCTCCACTGTTCGCAGATCCAGGAGCTGCCCGGCGGTGCTGACATCCCTGCCGCCTGAGGTAATACCAACCGCAGTATGAGCAAGCTTCGTAAATGCGGTATAGTACCAATCCGGCTGCTTGCTTCCACTGGCGGCGGCGTATTCAACAAAAAGCTTGATCTCATCTGTCTCCATCCGCCGGACCTTCTTACCCTCGATGCGGGCTGTCTGCCAAGCTTCGGTCTGCCGCTCAAATTGTTGCTTCCAAAGAATTTTCCGCATGGCGTAGAACTGGCGGACCAACTCCTTTTTGAAGGACCGCACCCGTTCGGTGTTCTTGAGGTAGGTCACCAGGAGCGTGGCCTGCTCTTCGGTCAGGTGGTAAATTTTTTCGTAGTTAGTACCGCGGCTGTACTTAACAGCCCGCATTTCAAATGCGACCTGTCCAAAGTCTTCCAAATCTTTCTGATATGTGGAGATCAACTGTTGCACCGCGTGATGCTGAATCTCAGCATGTTCCGCAATGATCTCGGATGTGGTATACACGCTTTCCTTCTTGCCCAGAAAAACCAGGACCATTTTGTTTTTGGAATTTTTCATAAGATTACTACCTTTCTAATCATACGCCTTATATGTTGAGCCGGGGCAGGCGGCAAGGCTATCCGCTTTTCGGTCCGCGAAACCTAGCCCCGGCGGTCAACCGAGGTGTTTTGCGCTGCTCACCTGCTCCATTTTTACGTGGAGCAGGGTAAGGTTTGAAATTATCAAAATTTCCGCTATCTCGATATGAAGTTGTCAAGGTGCAGATGAGCGGCGGCTATGAGCCGTTCCACTCAATTTAAGCTGCCAAGTACCGTCGCGTGTTGTTCATGCGGATAAACTCCCTAATCTGCGCGTATTCCCAGCCGCAGTCCACAAGACCGCTGACAAGGCATTCCATTGATTGAATTGCCCGCAGCTCCTCCTGCGTAAAGCAGTCCCGCAGACCGTCCTTTTTGCTGATGCCGAACTTCTCCCGGAGTTGGTTGGCGTTCATGCCGAAAAGTTCCTTGTATATGCAGTTTGTATAATTGGAGTAGGCGTGCCCGTGCATTCTGGCGTCTTCCGTGGACTGCTGGAGCGCTTTGGTCAGAGCCTGCCGGACGGCGATGCCCTTCTCGCGCTCGATTCGCTTTCCTTGCAATGCCGCTTCCATTGCGTTAAACTGGTTGATGTACGCCAGCTTAAAACGCATTGCCGCTTCTCCTGTGTACCCCATGACAAGAAGAGTAAATCCATCCCGCCCCATCACATACATCGGGTTCTTCTTGCCATTGCTTGCGGTATATGTTTCCTCCAGAAATAGCCCCGAAAATTCGGGGGAATTAATGTTGCCCTGAATAACTCGAATATCTTCCAAAACGTGGTAATGTTCTTTTCCGAACGTCTCAGCAACGTCCAAACTGGTGACTGCGACCCGTTCCTCGCGCCCAAACTTCATGATCTCAACTAACATAATTTTCAATCCTTTCCGTTGAATTTGATTTTTCTGGTAGAGTGGTTATGCTCCGCCCCCGGCGGCTGGGCGGGGGCTAGGCCCCGCCCCACTGATGTTTCTTCTACTTCAGCATTGCCATAAACTCGTCGATCTCCGCCTGCTCCTCTTCCGTGTACTGGCCTGACTGGCCAGGAAGGGCAAACCGCTTTTTCATCCGGTTAAATTCCGCCCTCTTCTTTTTGTCCACATCCGATACGTCAGTGCTGCGGATATCGATAACGCTGGTAAACGCCGTGTCCTTCAGATCGCCCATCATGGAAACAAACTCGAACCAGTGAAGCCTCTCCCGGCTGATATCAATGCCGAATGTCTTCCGAAAGCCGGAAACGATACGCCCCGCGTCATGATCGAAGGAATACAGAGGCGTTTCGTTTCCGCTGTCATCCTGCGGAGAGGGCGGGGCCCCGCAGGACAGAAACCACGACAGCCCGTCCAGAGCCGTTCTAAGTTCCGGAACACCGTTCCCGTACAGAAGATTTAGGGCAGTCCAGGTTTTTTCCCTGTCATCAAGCTCCGTGTCGGAGATACAAAGCTGGATCTGTACTCCGATCCGGTAATCTGTGCGGATCAGCCAGCCGTTGTAATCCTCCGGCAGCCGGTCTAGCATGGCGTTATACATTGCCGGTCCTGGATGCGCTGTATTTGCTCATGCGCTCCACCTTTTCTTTGGCGAACGCATGCAGATATGGCGTAAGCTGCTCGAAGAATTCGATAAACAGCTCAAAGCTTGGTGTAATATCGCCAAAGACCTTTTTGCAGGTTCCTTCTCCAAACAGCTTGTCCACTTCTTCGGTCAGGATCCTGCCGGCTTCGGAATACAGAGAGAACGTCTCACGCAGCTGCCCGTTCGCGTCTGCACTGTCTTTGTACCGCTCTCGGATCGCCGCTTCCTTTTTGGTTGATTCCTCTGCCATCTTTTTCAGATTTTCGTAGAGGGAAAAAAACTTTTCCAAAAAGGCGTTGTCGTTTAAGCTCAGGGTAACGAAATCGCCGTTATCGTTGACCTCAATACGCTTGATGCCGGTATTAACGCGAATGCTTGCGGCAGCCATTATTCAGCGCTCCCTTCCGTAAAGGTTCTGGTTTCCGGATTGAAGGTCCCCTTGACGCCGCTGCCCCGCCAGTTGATGGTATAGCCGATGGAAAGTGGATCGGACGCCGGGCCGCCATAGCTGTCGATCTGGATGGAAACCGGCTGTTTGGTTGCGGCGTATGCGCCGCCGGTCTGCTTGTCAAAAATGTCCACCAGCACCACGTCCGAATAGGCGTCGCTGCCCACAGGAAGGTTGTCCTTCATATCCTTGATGAAATCAAACACATCGTTCCCGGGGACAGCTTGTCCCGTAACAGGCGCATTGGGCTGATAGCCGGTCAGGTCGGTATTCGCCACATCCTCATGAATGTACTGGTTTGTACTGGTCTGGGGGTTGTAGGAGATCGTCAGCTCCGTTACCCCGGGGCCGATGATGCCGTAGGTTGCGGACGTTTCCTTCGGCGTAGTGTTCATAAAGATTTTGAACGCGCTTCTTTTTTCTGCCATGTTCTCCTCACTTTCTAGGGTTCGACCTTATAGGTCATCCTGAAAAATATCTGATGGTCCTCCCATCCGTCCTCCATGCGGGCGAACAGGGCGGACTGTGTTGTCTGTTCGAGCGTCTGGACTTTCCGCCCCTTTCCGATATCTGGCTTCTGCCCGTTGGCCCACTGGCCCAGGCTGTCCAGAAGATCATCGGCGCTCAAACGGGCGTCCGGACTGCCGGGTTTTGTTCGGTATATGATCTTGAAAGGATAATCTGCGTCATAGGAGCCGTCTATGTACCGCTCCACGATGTACGCGCCCTGCACCAGAGACAGCGCCATACTTGGCTTGTCGGCCGGCATAAACTCATAGTCGATCAGCTGAATAGAGAGCGGAACGTCTGGATTCTTGCTTAGCCATCCGTTCAGCCAGACGATGACGGCTCTTGATATGCTGCCCTCTTCCTGCGCGGGAACAAATTCTACCGGTCTATTTTCTGAACTCACGCTGCATTGCCCTCCCTGCCCCGCGCCGCCACTTGTCCAGGTTCTGGGCTTTGGATGCTTCGAACCAGTGGGATTGGGCCTTTCCGTGGACCGCCTGGCTGATATTCAGGTCCGTGCCTGTGACCTCTTTCGTTGCCCCTTTTGTGGCGAACGGGCTGCCTGTCTTGGGATCGATCATCAGTTTGCCGTAGTACAGGAAACGGGCATATGGACCGGGGTAGATAATGATGTCTTCCGGAACGATCACTCTATTTGCAAGCGATCTCGTTCTGGCCGGCACATACGGGTCTGTATCCTTTGCCATTTGGACTGCAAGGGTATGCTCCGCGCCCTCTCCAGCAAACCGCATCCTTTTTTCGATCTTCTCCAGATCCTTTGTGAACGCCTTCGTATCCACTTTGAATTGAAATCCAGCCATCCTACACCCCTCCCACTTCCCAGTGCTGCAAATCCGGGCTTCCGAAATCCTTCTCGTCGACCTTCGTGATGTTGTAGACGTGGTCGTACATGCTTTCCACAACATCCACCACCATTTCCGGCCGCACAGGTTTCCCCTGGGGCGTCGTTTCCGGCGGCAGCGCAGCGCCCTTGATAAAAAAGGTGTAGCCGTTCAGATTGGAGCCCTTCGCGCTGATCGCCAGCGTCCAGAAACCGGACTTATCCTCCGTGCGCCAGAACTCCACCGGCGGCAGATACCGCTTTGGCTGATTGGTCGCCGCGTCCACGGCCTCCACGGCGAAAGGAATGTACAGGTTCACGGAATCCGCGCCGACCAGCCCGCTTTCCCGCACGTTGACGGCTTTCGAAGCGTCCAGGAACACGCCGCGCAGGATGGTGATATGGTTGATGACGGTGGACTTGATCGTATCTGGGTCCGTTTCGACCTCGACGTTATACAGAGTCACGGTGTGTGGAAACATGCCGCCCGCGCCGCCCTGTGCGTTCCTGCGCCCGGGCGGAGGGCCCATGCGGCGGGGAATGTTCATTCTGCGGGGGATGCTCATCGCCTGCCTCCTCCCTTCGCACCGTGGGGGCACGGATAGCTCCTCACCTTAAACAGCGGCGCGAAGGCCGGCAGATTCCCCAGGTACAGAATCAGCGCGTCCCGCTTCCGGCCGTTGTTGAACTCCACCTCTGCGGCGGAGAGGGCGGGGCCCCGGAAGCTCCGGGACCATCCGCCCACCGTCTCGCTGGAGACGGCCTGCCCTCCGGAGTAGAGGGCGGCGGTCATAATGCTCTCGTCCAGCAGAACCTCCGCAACGGCGCAGGAAGCCTTTTTCACGGCCTCCAGCTGCGGTCCGTCCACGGTATCGGAGATCCCCCCCGTCGCCGCCCTGATGTAGTCGGAGGCCCGCTCGGAAAGCCTGGGGAAGTCCTCCTCGGCGATAGCGTCGCCGTAGTAGGCGTTCAGATAGAAATCATAGTCGGCGTACATCCGGCGGGCCTCCTCTCTTACTTGGTCCGGGTCTTCTGTGCAGGCTCCTCCGCTGCCAGGGCGGCGGCGCTCTCCCCCGCGACCTTGATAACGGCCACCTCGTCCATTCGCTCGTAAGAGGGCAGAACGATCTCGGAGGCGAAGATATTGGTGTTGACGGGATGCTCCTCGATGATCCTGGTGATGGCTACGCCGGTGTTGACCAGCTCCACCTCCGCCGTGGGGGACGCGATCAGGTCCGCCTCCTCCGGCGTAGTGCCGTACCACGTGCCGCCCAGGTCCCCGGCGGGGATCATCGCCACGTAGCCATCCGGCACGAAGGCGTGGGCGGCGCCGCTCTCGTCCTTGTACTGCTTGTCATAGATGGCGATCCGGATGCGAGACGTGCCGCTGACCACATTCTTGACCTCGTCATCCGTCAGATAGCCCAGGGTCAGGCCGCTGGTGGTCAGATACCGCTTTTTCACCGCCTCGGTCTTCGCCATCATGTTAAAGGTCGCCGTGGTCATCACGGCGATGGTCAGCTCCGTTCCGGTGCCGCTGCGGATCGTATCCTTTGCCGTCTTGAACACCGCAAAGGGGTCCGCCGTGGCGGACGCGCTCCACAGATCCGCGCCGGACAGCTCGATGTAGTTACGGGCCTTCCACGTACCCTTGGGGTCGTAATTGTAGACATAGGCCACGCCGTTGGCCTTGATGGCAATCCCGGCGTTGCCGTCCTGGGGGAACAGCAGCTGCATGATCATCCGCTCCGGCACCACGTTCGCGCCGTCGATCAGGTTGTTGGCGTCGTCAAACACCCGATCAATGACGGCCCGGGCGTATGGATCGTTGGAATCCGCCGCCCGCAGGAGCTCCTGCCGGTCCTTTTCCTTGATCTTGAAGCCCTCCCGGAAGAACGGCATTTCGGTTTCGACCTTGCTGAAGCCGATGCGGTCCCGGAAGGTGGCCTTCGCATCAAAGGCGGAGGGCATCAGGGACACGGGCAGGCCCCTGGAGCCCTTGAGCCAGCTCAAATCGAGGCCGGCCTTTTTCTTTGCGGGGAACAGGCCCGTGCCCAGGTACGGAATGCGGTTGGACGCCGCCTCGTTCCACTGCGCCGCTATGGCGGCGGGGGTAAAAAACGTTCTCAGGTCCATAAGATCCTCCTTACTCCGTGTCGGCGGCATTGACGCCGATGTTGTCGCGGAGCACGATCCCGGGGACCGCCGTCTTCAGCGCGGCGGCGTCATAGGTCACGCCGGAATGCGCCTCCGCCTTCTTCTGGTCGATGACGCCCCGGACCACCAGGGCGGCGTTGGGATTCTCCGCCGGGTCCACGTCATACAGCAAAATGCCGTTGGCTGTTGCGGAAGCCGTCTTCTTTCCCTGGATGGTCATGGGGGTCCCCGCCTTGACAGCATCGGTCTCGGTCACTGTGAACGGGATCGCGTCAAAGTCGTCCGCCGCGAGGATTTCAACGGTCCCGCCCACTTCTGTCGTTTTAAACTTCATTGGTCCTCTCCTTTACAGATAATTTTTCAACACATCGTTGGTCGCGCCTGCGCTGGCCGCTCTGGCTGCGCCCATTTCCTTTGCGATCCCGACGTTCTC